ATTGCCAATGCCCAAAAGGAGCGCGACAAGCTGATCGAGGCCAACAAGGTCCTGGCGATCAATGCCGAGTCGAGCGCCAACGCCACCCTGGCCAAGGCCTCGGATGAGGCGGCTGCGCTGCTGGCCAGGGCCAAGAAGGACGCCGAGGACGTGCTGTCGCGCGCAGATGCCAAGGCGGCCAGCATCGTGCAGGGTGCCGAGGCGGACCTGGCGGTCACCAACGGCTTGCTGGACAAAGCCAAGGCGGCGGTGAAGTCGGCCGAGGCCAAGCACAGCAAGCTGGAGTCCGAGGTCACGGCGCTGGAGGCCCGGCTGGAGAAGGCGCAAGCCCAGACCCGCAAACTGCTGGAGGGTTAAGCCATGGCCGTATTCAACAAGTTCAACGCATGGGCCGAGAACATGGTGGAGGGTGCCAACCTTGGCACCGATACCTTTGTCGTCGCCCTGACCAACACATTGCCCACGGCGGCCAATAGCGTGCTGGCCGACATTACCCAGATCAGCTACACGAATCTTTCGGCGCGCACCCTGACCACGGCGTCCAGTACGCAGTCGGGCGGCACGTATTCGCTGACGTTCAACGACCTGACCCTGACGGCATCGGGCGCGGTGGCGACGTTCCGGTATGTGGTGATCTACGACGACACCGTCACGTCACCGGCTGACCCGCTGGTCGGCTGGTACGACTACGGTTCCGCGATCACGATGGCATCGGCGGAAACCCTGCTGATCGACTTCACGGGCGCAGCCCTGACGGTGGCCTAATGGCGATCACTACACTGGATGGCGTAGTCAACGCGCTGGGGAACAACTCCACGCGGTTCATTCTGGATAAGGCGTCCATCTCCAATGCGGCGGCGGGGCAGTATCACAGTCTGTTCCGTGCGACTGGACAACCGGGGCAAGGTGCAATCCCGACTACGGCGGCGATATGTACCAACGCGCTGACGGGGGCGATGAAGTTCGCCCAGCAGACTTCGCCGGCCACCACCTACGGTGGCTGGGCGAACGCCATGTGCAGCAACAGCGCGGTCACGATAGAGATCCACGACCGACTGATGCACATGGGCGGGCTATCCGGCACGGTGCTGACGGCGCAGACGGTCAATCTGGACGTTCACGCCAACATCGGCACCAGCGACCTTGCCGCACGAATCGGTGACGCCAATTATTCGGATATCCAGTGGTTCGCAGAGTGGTACACAGATACCGGTGCGTCCGTCGTCAATTTGACCGTCAACGTGACGTACGACGACGGCACCACGGGCGACTTGACGGCTGTCTCGCTGGCTGCAACCCGCCGCGCATCCTTGATGCTGCCGCTGAACGTGCTGGTTCCTGCGGCGAAGGCGGGCTTCTACATTCGGGACATCAACAGCGCCATCCTGTCCGCGACGACCGGCACCGCTGGAAACTTCGGATTCACGGCGACGCGTCCGCGACTGACCATGCCGTTGCCGCTGGCGAACAAGATGGAGATATTCGACTGGGCGGCGCTGGGCTTCCCGGAAATCGTGAACAGTGCGTGCCTGTTCCCCGTGCAGATTGCCAGCACGACCACGACCGGCACGGTACGCGGTGGCGGTAAGCTGGCGCACGGGTAATGAAACCCGCGCTGGTTGACGGCTCACGCTACGGCTGGCGCGGCGCACTTGTATTTCCCGGCGAGTATTTCGACGGAGGGTCTGGGGCTACCTACACCCTGATTGCTGATCCTGGCACGTATTCACTGACTGGCAACAATGCGACCCTGACGTACACGCCAAGTGGCGGCGGCACGGTAGGCGACAACACGGCGGGAACGGACACGTCGCCCGCGAGTGGTGATCGTGCATGGTTGTCGCAGTTCGCTATGCCCGGTGCGGGCGATGGCGTAACGGGCTACCTGCGGTTCGATGCCACGTCCGGCGCTGGCACGAATGCGAAGTTCCTGGTCTACGCGGACAACGGGAGCGGCCAACCTGGCGCGTTGCTGTACGCATCGACGGGGCAGGCAGTTCCTGGTGGCGGCGGCGTGCTGTCCTGGGCGGTCTCTGTTCCGGGCCTGACGGCTGCGCAACTGATCTGGTTGGGCGGTGTAACCGATAGCTTTGAAGCCAAGTTCCAAGTAGACACGTCCGGCGGGCAGTCCCGCATGGAGGGCACGACCTACGCCACGCCTGCTGGGACGTGGACGCAAAGCGGCACGGGTGCGGGCCGGATGAACGCCTGGATGGACTACACGTCCTCCGGTGGTGGTCCGACGTACACGCTCACGGCAGACCCGGGCGCGTTCACGCTAACGGGCAACACGGCGAACCTTGTCCGTGCGCGAGTGATGCCAGCGGCGACGGGGGCTTATACCCTCGCCGGCAACGCGGCGAACCTGGTGCGCGGTCGCAGGCTGGTAGCCGATGCGGGGGCCTATGCCTTCACGGGCGCCGATGTGGGCTTGGTCTACACGTCGGTCGGCGGCTACACCCTACCGGCGGATGCGGGGAGTTTTGCGCTCACAGGCGGCAATGCCAACCTGGTTTATGGCCGCGTCCTGTCTGCAGCGCCAGGTGCCTACACGTTCACGGGATCGGCGGCTGGGCTGCGCTATGCCCGCCGGCTGGTGGCTGACCCTGGCGCCTACGCGCTGGTCGGCTATGACGCTACATTGACCTATTCGGGGGGCGGTCCTGCACCAATGGACGGCCACCTTGTTGTCATCTACCGGCGCCGACGCCGGCCAAGGAGGTAGTGGTGGGAAAGACAAACGACCGTAGCGTGGTGCAGCGCAACCAGACGCTGGAGAACGCGCAACGTAAATTGGAGCTTGATGCGGTCAAGCATCTGATGCAGACTCCGCTCGGTAGGGCTATGGCGTGGCGAATCCTTGACGTGACGGGCTGCAACCGTCCGGTCAAGTACAAGCCCAACGCCATGGACCTGGCGCATGACGTGGGTGTCCGGGAGCTGGGGGACTGGCTGCTGGAGGAGATCCGCGAGGCATGCCCTGAACAAGAGCTTGTGATGCGGACCGAATATCTCCAGCGCGTGAAGCGCGCTCAACTTGCGGAGCAACAAGCAAATGACGAATCAGACAATCCCGGGTGAAACTCCAGCCACGCCAGCCGCCAATGCTGGTGAGGCAGGGTCAGGTCAACCGGGGGGCGAAGGCGTAGCAGGGACCAACGGCCAGGGCGCGCAAGGCGTACCTGGGTCCGAAGGCGGCGAGGCTGGAGCAAGCGGTGCGGGTGGCGAAGCGGGTGCAGGTGATGCAGGCAAGCCGGCAGGCGAGTCTGGGGATCCGGCAACTGGCGAAGCTGCTGGCGAAACGGGCGATCAAGCCCCGACTGAACTGGTACTGCCGGAAGGTATCGAGGTCTCCGCCGAATGGCGCGCAGAGCTGGACACCCTGGCAAGCACCATCGAGACCCTGTCACCGCTCGCGCGGCAACAGGCGATCGTGGATGCAGGTATCAAGTTCCGTGCGGAGATTGAGGCCCAGCTCGCTGGTGACACCAATGAGCGCATCGCGCAGTGGGCCGAGTCTGCGAAGGCGGACCCGGTCATCGGTGGTGCGAAGTTTGAGGAGAACCTGATGGTGGCGCAGCAAGCGTTCACCACCTACGGCGATCCCGAATTGAAGCAATTCCTGATCGAGTCTGGACTGGGCAACCACCCCGCGCTGCTGCGCTGGGCCTTCAAGGTAGGCAATGCCTCCCGCGAGAAAGGTGTCGTCCACGGTCTCGGTGCGGAAGCGCCGCGCGCCCCTGCGAACACGGAAGCAGCCATGGCTGAACGCATGCTCGCCTCCGCAAACAAGCCCTCCAAGAAGCTGCCCCCCGGGGCATAACCAACCTGACCCAACTATCGGAGTACGACAATGGCCACTCTCGGCGCAAACTATCCCACCCTCCTGGAAGTCTCCAAGGAGTTCGGCGTCAACGGCGAACCGCTGCCCGTCGCTGAACTGCTCACCCAAGCCAACGAAGCACTGGACGATATCCCGTGGTTCGAAGCCAACAGCACGGGCGGACACCGCATCTCGGTCACCACCGGCCTGCCGACTGCCGTGTACCGTAAGCTCAACGCCGGTATCCTGCCGTCCAAGGGCACCAGCACCGACCTGACCGAGTCCATGGGCTCGCTCACGTCGCTGGGCAAGGTCGACAAGCTGCTGGCGGATCTCTCGGGCAACAGCTCGGTGTACCGCCTGCGCAAGAATCGCCGCCACATGGAAGCCATGAACCAGACGTTCATGCAGACCCTGCTGTATGGCGACACCGGCACCAGCCCCGAGTCCTTCCTGGGCCTGATGCCGCGTTACAGCGATATCGGCGCCGGCTCGCCGGAAAACAGCCGAAACATCATCGACGCAGGCGGCACGGGCTCGGACAATATGTCCATCCTGCTGATCTCCTGGGCTGCTGGTTCGGTGTACGGCATCTATCCGAAGGGCTCGGCCGCTGGCCTGCAGCATGACGACTACGGCGTGGAGCTTTGCACCGCGCCGGACGGCGTTGGCGAGCTGCCGATGTACCGCGACTGGTTCGAATGGAACGGCGGTATCGCGGTTGAGGACTGGCGCAACATCGTGCGTATCTGCAACATCGACTCCAGCGACCTGACCAAGAATGCCGCGACCGGCGCCGATCTGATCGACCTGATGATTCAGGCCGACGAGCTGATCGGTGACGGTGCCGGTAACAAGGTCTGGTACGTGCCGGGTCGTGTGCGCTCGTTCCTGCGTCGCCAGGTCCTGAACAAGGCCCAGTACACCGTGACCGAGGGCGAGATCGCCGGCAAGCGCGTGACCCTGTTCGCCGGCAACCCGGTGCGCAAGATCGACCGCATGCTGACGACCGAAGCCCGCGTCGTCTAAGCCCTCGCTATCCCACAATAGGAAGGGCCGCACCCCGGCCCGACCACTGAAAAAGGAATCATCGTCATGTCTCTCATCGACAAGCAAAACGAGTTCAGCGATAGCCAGGTCGTCACCGTCACGGCTATCTCCACCAACGTGATCGACACCCTTGCGGGCAACTCGTTCACCAACGTCATCCAGAACCTGGGCGGCTTTTCCGGATCCTGCTTCCTGGTGGTCCAGATCGACGTCGCCTTTGCGGGCGGCACCAGCCTGGCCTACTCCTTGGAATCGGATAGCACGGCTGGCCTGGCCACGTCCCCGACGGTTCACTACACCAGCGGTGCCATTGCGCTGGCGTCGTTGACCCCGGCCGGCAAGACGCTGGGCGTGATCCCGCTGCCGTATGGCGACTACGAGCGTTATCTCGGCGTCCGCTACACGGTGATCGGCACCATGTCCGGCGGCGGTGCGATCAGTGCGTTCCTGACGCGCGAACCGCAGACCTGGAAGCCCTACGCTGTAGCCCAGGCCTCCAACCTGTAACCCATGAGGGGGCGGGGCAACTCGCCCCCTTCTGGTCCATCCGTTCCACTCTCTGGAGAAGTGCATGGCCACCGCCAAGAAAACCGCAGCATCGACCAAGCCCGCGCCCATCCAGCGCCGGCCGGTTGCGCGTCAACTGGACACGGTTCCGACCTACAAGGTCACCGAGCAGTCCTATATCAACAACATGCTGGTGGGTCCGGGCACTCCGCACCAGACCGTCCAGTATTGGGGTGTTCCGGGCAAGGCCCTGATTCCCCTGAACGCTGCCGCCAAGGCCAACAAGCTGGCCGCGCGCGACGTGCGTGCCGAACACAAAGGCGATCCGAATGCCACGCGCGAGGCGTTGCGTGACTTGGACAACGACATGCAGGGCGTCACCAACCGTGGCGAAGATTACGGCGACGCAGACCTGGAGCTGACGGACGCAGACCGCGCCGAGCTTGGCGAAGGCGTTGAAGTCGCTGACGAAGTAGAGAAAAAGGACGCATAATCCCGTCCGTCCCTGTGTAACCATTCATGCCCGGGGAGACTCGGGCATGCTTTTAGGAGTCGACCATGGCGTCCCAGCTTGATATCTACAACCTTGCCATTGGTCGAGTGGGCTCCGACAAGACCGTGGCGGCGCTGAACGAGAACAGCAAGGAAGCGCGGCTGTGCAGCCGCAACTATGCGCAGTGCCGTGACGAGGTTATGGAGTCGGCGGCCTTCCCGTTCGCGGTCAAGGTCAAGGCCCTGGCCAGCGTGACGCCAAACCTGCAATTGGACGGTTGGGCCTACCAGTTCGCCAAGCCCGATGACTGCCTGCGCATTCTGGAGGTCGGTCCCTTGAGTGAGGCCGGCGCGTCCATCGGCTACTGGGGCGGCTGCTGCGGCGGGCCGTGGGATTCCTACAAGCGCGAGGGCATGTTCGCCTACCGCCTGATGCTGGCCGACGACGGAAATAGCTCCGTCATCCTGGCCAATAACCAGCAGTCGTATATCACCTATGTGGCCAAGGTCACCAACCCGGCGGTGTTCTCTCCGATGATGGTCTCGACCATTGCCGATCGGCTGTCCATGGAGCTGGCGCTGCCGCTTACCGCATCGTCCAACTGGCTGCAGGTGGCAATGACCCGCTACAACAATAGCTTCAACATCAACGCAAACATTCAATACGACCAGCAGGATAACGGGCCCGACCCGATGCCTGCGTCCATACTGGCGCGCAACTGATGCCGTCGCCCCTGCTCCAGCCCAGCCTGACTGCGGGGGAGATTTCCCCCTCGCTGTATGCGCGCGTCGACACGGCGCGGTACCAGGTGGCGCTGAAACAGCTTTACAACTTCATCGTGCGGCCCACGGGTGGTGTGGAGTTCCGGTCAGGGACCCAGTTCCTGACCGCTGCCTTCGATGAGGCCACGCGGTTCCGTCTGCTGCCGTTCGTGTTCAGTTCGGATGCGGGCTCCGAGGTCGCCTACGTGATCGAGCTGTCCCACTACTACGCCCGGTTCCTGGCCAACGACGTGCTGGTGGAGGTGCAGACCAGCGACACGACCGCGTATGCGGGCGGCACGACCTATGGCCTGCACGCCTACGTCAACGACGGCGGCATCATCTACCGTTCCCTGCAGGCGGCGAATCTGGGCAACACGCCGAACGTATCGCCCCTGTGGTGGGTGGCGGATCCGACGCTGGTCGTGGCCACTCCATGGTCCTACACGCAGGCGCTGGCCGTGCGCTATACGCAGTCCAACGACGTGCTGTATATGGCCAATCAGGAGATTCCGCCACAGACCATCCGGCGCACGTCGTCAACCTTCTTCCAGGTGGTTGCGCACCAGACCAAGGACGGACCTTTCCGCGACCTGAATACCGACGAGTCCCGCGTGGTGGTGTCCAGCGGCGCGACCGGCAACGTCACGCTGGAGTCCAATGCCGACATTTTCACGGCCAATAGCGTGGGCTCGCTGTTCTACGTGGAGACCAAGAACCTTGGCCAGATCAAGCCTTGGGTAGTCGGTGACCGCTCGGTGGCGCTGGGTGATCTGCGCCGCTCGGACGGCAAGACGTACAAGGCAGTGACCATCCCCGTAGGCGGCACAAGCTGGGAGGAGACTGGCAACCGCCAGCCGGTGCATGAGTCCGGCCGCGCGTGGGACGGCGCCGGCGATGTGCGTACAGATGGCACCAGCACCTGGACGGTGGGCGTCGAGTGGGAGTATGTCGATTCGGGGTATGGCATCGTCCTGATCACCGGCTACGTGAGCCCCACGGAAGTGACGGGCGTGGTCCAGCTTCGCCTGCCTGCCCAGGTGGTGGGTTCGCTTCCGTCGGCTGCGGATACCTGGAACCATGTCGGCAACGGCGTGCTTACGGTGTTTTCGCTGGCTGCTCCGGACGCCACCGATGGCACGTATACGGTGACGGTGGCGGGCCTGCCCGTTCAATCCGATCCAAACTATCAGCCTCCCCCGGCTTCGGGTGGCGGTTTCGACAACGGCACCGGCAACCCTGGCGATACCGAAATTCCATAAAGGAGCAGGACCGTGGCGCAAGGCTGGGACATTGACACCACCGCGAACACCATCACGTTCTACGAGCCGCCGGCCAATGGTGCCGCTATCGTGGTGCAGCGGTTTGGCGCGGCCGGCTACAACGCGACCGACCTGTGGGCCTATTCGGCGTGGAACCCGGGCTATGGGTATCCGGGCGAGGTTGAGTTCTATTCCGACCGGCTGATCTGGGCCAGCACGCCCGCGCAGCCGCAGACCCTTTTCATGTCCAAGGCTGGCGACTACGTCAACCACGGCAAAACCACGCCCATCCTGGATAGCGATGGCATCACGATCACGATCAACGCCCGCCAGGTCCAGCCCATTCGTGAGCTGGTGCCCCTGGACAACCTGATTGTGATGACGTCCTCTACCGAGTGGCTGATGACGACGGGTGCCGATGAGGTGGTGGCACCGGGCAAGGTGGGCTTCAAGCCACAATCGTGGTTCGGATCCAGTCGGCTGGCGGCGCAGGTGGTGGGTGAGAATGTCCTGTATCTGCAGGGCCGAGGCGGCGTGTTGCGTGACCTGGGGTATCAGTTCACCAAGGACGGATACACCGGCAACGACCTGGGCATTTATGCCAGTCACTTACTGCGCAAGACGGGCCGCACCGTGGTCGACATGGCCTTCCAGCAGGTGCCATACAACGCCCTGCACATTGTCACGGCGGACGGCCGCTTCTTTACGGTGACCTATTTGCGTGAGCAGGAAGTGGTGGGCTGGGCCCAGCACGAGACCGATGGCAAGGTGTTCACCGTCTGCACCATCCCGCGCGATGCCGAGAATGCCGTGTACTACGGGATCGAGCGCACGGTTGATGGCGCGACGCGGCGCTATATCGAGAAGCTGCATCCGGTAACCATCGAGGACCAGCGCGAGGCCTTCTTTGTGGATAGCGGCCTGTCCTTCGATGGGCGCGACCAGGCGGGCGTGCAGACCCTGACTGGCGGGTCGACGTGGTCGGAGTCCGAGATACTGACCCTAACCAACTCGCTCGCATTCTGGGTTGGCGCGACCGATGAGGGCGACATTGTGCAGTTGCGCGACGAGACCACGGGCGAGCATGTGGACCTGGTAGTGATCAACTACGTATCCAGCACGGTCGTGGAGGTGCAATCGGTGGGCACGGTACCGGCCACCTTCCGCGCCGTGGCGGCCGATGCGTGGGATATCTACCGCACCACGCTGACCGGGCTGGATCATCTGGAGGGGATGGAGGTCGCGGTGCTGGGGGATGCCAGCGTGCAGTCCCGCAAGACGGTGACGGGCGGCACCATCGAGCTGGACGTGCCGTCCTGCATTGGCTGCGTGGGCCTGCCGTATCGCGGCATTGGCGTGTCGTTGGATATCAATGCGCCTGGTGCCGAGACCGTGCGCGACCGTCCCAAGCTGATCAACCGGGTGGGCGTGCTGGTGGAGGACACCCGCGGGCTAAAGGTAGGCCCAGACCTGGACCGACTGGAGGACGTCAAAACCGAATGGAACGATGAGGAGGACCTGATCCCGCTGGTGACTGGCCTGTTCGAATACACCATCGACGCGACCTGGGACAAAAATGCGCGCTTCATGTTCGTCCAAGATGACCCGCTGCCGTGCACCGTGTTGGGCCTGATCCCGCGCGTGGAGGCGGGCGGCTGATGGAGCTGCGCTTTGTCCCGACGACTGACGAGCATGCGCAGTTCATCGCGTCCAATTGCCGCCAGGCTGATCGGGAGGAGTTCGCAGCAGGTTCGGGCGAGGATCCGCTGACGGTGATTCGCTACGGGATGCGGGTGTCGGTGGTGCTGTTCACGGCGCTGGTCGACGGTGAGCCCGTGTGCATCTTCGGGGCCTCGCCTGCGTCCATGGCCTACGGCATCGGGTGCCCGTGGATGGTGGCCACGCCCCGGATGGAGCGATACGCCAAGACCGTCGTGCGGGTGTCGGGGCCTATCCTTGAGGAAATGCACAAGGTATTCCCGCATCTGGTCAATTTCGTGGACAATCGCAACGAGAAGGCGCACCGCTGGCTGGAGTGGATGGGGTTCCAGTTCTACCCGCCACGTCCACACGGCGTTGCGGGCCTGCCATTTATGATGTTCGAACGGAAGGTGCAGCATGTGTGAACCGGCCACGTTATTGCTTGTAGGGTCCTTGGCGCTGACGGCGGGCGCGGGGTACGTCGCCTATGACAGCAGCAAAAAGGCGCAGAAATACAACGAGCAGGTACAGGACCAGAAGATAAAGGTAGCCAATGCGCAGGCCTTGGATGCCGAGCGGTTGGGCCAGATCGAGCGCCAGGAGCGGCGCCAGCAGACCCGCATGCAGCTTGCCACGCAGCAAGTGGGGTTCGGCGCGCAGAACGTGGAAACCACCGGCACGGCGCTGGATATCCTCGGGGACACCGCGATCTTTGGGGAGATCGACGAGAACCGGATCACCGCCAACGCCGAGCGCAAGGCCTTCGGCTACAAGTACGAGGCCTGGGGCGCCGAAGCGGACAAGCGGCTGGGCGCGTTCAAGGGGAAGAACGACCGCACCGGCATCCTGCTGACTACGGGGTCGAGCCTGTTTGGCGGTGTGGCGGGGGGCTACAACTCTGGGGCGTTCGGCGCGGGGTCCAAGGGGGCCGCAGCCACGACCCAGTTTGCACCTGCCGGCTACGGTAGCGGCGTCGGCGGGCCACGCTGATGGCTACCGTCGCGCGCGTCACGCAGGCGAGCGTAGCGCCCCAGCCGCTGCCCAATGTCCGTGGTCCGTCCGAGATGACGGGCAACGAAACGGCGGGGCTGGTGCGTGGTCTGGAGTCCGCGGCGGGGGTCGTGGGTCAGATTGCCCAGCAGGCGCAGGAAAAGGCCGACACCGTGGGCGTACTGGAGGCCAGGCGCAAGCTGGGCGACTGGGAGCGGTCCTGGTTCAGCGCTGACAACCCGAACGGCGTGTATGCCCGCAAGGGCAAGGAAGCGCTGGGCGTCATCGACGACGTGGCACCTGACTTTGAGACCGTGCAGGGCGAGATTCTGCAGACGCTGCGCAGCCCCAAGGCGCGTGATGCGTTCCTGTCCTATGCCGGGCAGACGCGCGAGTCCATGCTCAACCGGATCAACAGCTACGCCGTCGACGAGAACAACCGCTATGTGGCCGAGGAGTTCAAGGCCAGCCTGACCAATTCAGCCGATCGGGCAGCCGAGGCGGCGCTGGATGGTCGTTTCGAAGATCAGGCGCGCGAGGCAGAGTTCGGCCTGCAGACCCTGCGGTCCATGCAGAAGATCAACGGCGAATCCGAGGACGTCTACAAGATGCGGGAGCAGGCGTTCCTGACCACGGTGCACAGCACGGCGGTCAACGGGCTGCTGGCCAAGGGCGATATAAACGCGGCGTCTACCTACTTCGACGACAACGCGGACATGATCAGCCCGGAAGCGGCGGGCCAGCTTATGGCGCGCATGAAGCCGCTGCAGGATGAGGCGGCGGCCGAGGCCTTCGTCAACGGGTTTGAGTCCGGCGGGGATGCGGCCACGCTGGGCGGCGACCTGACCATCGACATGATCTGGAGCTCGCAGATTCAGCAGGAATCCGGCAACCGGCAGGTGGATGCAAACGGCGTTCCGATCACGTCCAGCGCGGGCGCCATTGGTGTGGCGCAGATCATGCCCGACACCGGCCCGATCGCGGCCAAATACGCGGGCGTCGCATGGGATCCGGTTCGGTTCAAGACCGACAAGGACTACAACATGCGCCTTGGCCGTGCCTACATGGAAGCCCAGGTCTCCACGTTCGGGTCGGTGCAGTTGGGGCTTGCGGCCTACAACGCAGGACCGGGCGCGGTGGCTGGCTGGACCAAGCCCAAGGGTGTGGTGACGGTGGTGGGCAAGCGGCGGTATACCGGCTTGGGTGATCCCCGCAAGGGCGAGATATCCATCGACGAGTTCATCGCCAAGATTCCCTATACCGAAACCCGGGAGTACGTGCAGAAGATCACGGCCAAAGCAGGGCGCGGTTCGGCGGCGCCGGCGGGGGCTACACGTTCGTCGGCCGGTCCAATGCAGACCTTGGACCCCAAGGCCACGCTGGAGGACAAGCTGCGCGCGGCACAAGGCATTACCGACCTGGGCCGGAAGCGCGCGATTGAGCAGAAGATCCGCGACCGCCACAACCTGGCCAAGCAGGCAGAGAATGAGCGCGAGGCCGCGGTGCTGGAGGATGTGAACAGCAAGGTATGGGCGGCGCCGGTAGGCATGCCGCTTGAGAAGATTCCGGGCGTTACGCCTGACCAGATCGCCTTCATCACCCAGAAGGGGCACCGGGACAATTACGAGCGCATCATCTCCGACCGCATCCAAGGCACCCTGCCCAAGACGGATGCGGTCCTGTTCGAAACCCTGCGGCGCCAGTCGGTCGAGGATCCGGACGGGTTCTCCAAGCAGCGTAACCTGATCCTGGCCAACTCCCACAAATTCGCGGCTGACGATTACGAGATGCTGCTGGGTCGAGTGGATGCGATCAACAACCCGAAGAAGGCCGGCGAGCGTGCCGACTGGGCGACGGATGAGCAGCGCCTGGCCAACATCAACCGGGACCTGGGTATCAAGGAAGGACCGGCCGGCAAGGATGAGCGGGCCGCGGTGTCGCGTGCGTACATGGACGCCGAGCGCGCCTTCATTCAATCCAACGACGGCCGCAAGCCCACGCCGGAGCAGCGTGATGCGATGGCCTTGAAGGTCCGCCAGAACCTGGCCGAGGCGCGCGCGAACGGGGTGAACATTGCCACGCGCGACGCACGTGCGGCGGAGTTTGATGGCGCCGTGGACATGGAAACCAAGCGCAAGGCGGCGGCGCGATTGCGCGCACGAAATGGACGGGAGCCTACGGATGCGGAGGTCCTGCGTTATATTGCCGACACCGTCGCCAACCGGACCCAAAAATAATGGATCGCATCAAGCTCTCCGACGCTGACTTCGACGCCTTCGACAGCCAGCAGGATGAGCAGCGCGTCCGCGCGGCGGGCATTGCGGCCCCTGCGGGTGGGCCTGACCAGATAGGGCGGGCGCTGCAGATTGCCGACAAGCGCGGCCTGCCTGGCGTTGTGGTACTGGACAACCTGCCGGACTATGAGGTCCAGGAGCATACGGACGCGGTGGTGCAGACCGCCAAGGCGGACCCGGTGCTGGGTAACTGGCTGGCCGATCCGGTCAACAACGGGCTGGCCAAGGATGATTACGGTAGCCTGCTGGGCGTTTCCAAGGCGGCTGATCCGTGGTGGAAGCGTTCGATTGCAGATGACCTTCGTGCACCCAAGTCCAAGCTGGACGTGGCGCGCACCGTGGTCCGGCAAGAACAGTATGCCGCCGAGAAGGCACGCAAATGGAAAGAGGAAGTCGCCAAGAACCCGGCAGGCGCGATGGATTTCATGCGCGCGTACGTGGGTTCGGTGACCCGCGGTGTCGGTTCAGGTGTGCGTGGCGTGGGCGGCGCGTGGGAAGTGGCCTACAACAAGATCGTGGGCAACCCGGTTTCCTTCCTGACCGGCACGGACCAGACGGCCGGCAACATCTTCGGCGGTGCGGCTGATGCAATCAGCGGCCTGGGTGACGAGGTTTCCGATGGCGCGAGCGCGGGATTCCGCCAGATGCGCGCGGACAACGAGATAACCGGCGAAGTATTCAGCCCGTCCACCTGGGACATGGGCAAGGACCCATCCTTCGCGGGATTCATGGCCAACGGTACGGACGTGCTGGGTTCATTGGCTCCGGTCATCGTGGCCACGGTGTTGTCTGGAGGTAGCACGGCGGTGGGTGCGGCGGTCGGCGGCTCCATGGGTGGCGGTGCCGGCATGGAACAAGCCACGGCGGCCATCGACAAGATGCAGCGCGACGGCACGCTGGAGGAGCAGTCAAGCGTCTACCGTGAACTGGTGCAGTCTGGCGTAGGTCCGGCCGAGGCGCTGGCCATCACGAAGCGGCGGGCCGAGGAATGGGCGCTGACTCTGACCGCCCCCATTTCGATGCTGGGCGGGGCGGCCACGACCAAGATTCTGAACCCGGCATCTGCCCTACTGACTGGCCGGAGTGTTGCGGCGCAGACGGTCGGGCGCGGCGCGCTTGGCGCGGTAGAGGAAGCGGCGCAGGAAGTAAGCGAGGGCGTCGCGTCGCAGACCGGCATCAATGTCGGCGCGGGCACCAACCTGAACGTGGGCGAGGGTAGCTTTGGGAACGCGGTTCTGGGTGCGTTTGGCGGTGCGGTGCCTGGCACCATCGCGGGCACGGCTGCCGGTTTGCAGGACGAGAGTGTGGCCGCCAACGCCATGCGCCGGTCGCTGGAGAAGTGGACCCGCGCGTCCGTGGCTGAATCTGACAAGGCCAGCTTGGATGCCTTGATGAAGCAGGCCGCGGAGAACAAGACCCGCACCCGTTCGGCGTCCAAGTTTGAGGCGCTGGTGAAGGGCAAGGTCGGGGACGCCAAGGTCTATGTGCCCACGGCATCGCTGGAAATGCTGTTCCAAGATGGGGCTGCGGCGCAGGTGGAGGCGCTGACGGGCTCGTCGGTGGCGTGGGATGAGGCGCTGGCGGCGGGCACTCCGGTGCAGATCGACATGGCGGCGTATGTCACCCGCATGGCCGAGTTCCACGACAAGATCGGTGCGGACGTGCGCGTATCTCCGGA